TGATCTACTTCGAAATTCTTTTGTCCTGCCATTTGCCATAGTCTCCTAAATAGGAATACTCCTGTACTAATTTTAGCACAGGAGTATTTCTAATTGACTGTTTTACTTTTTAGTGAATCCGAACGATGGCTCGTTTGGATTAAGTGCTTTCAAAATTACGGGTGCTGTGGCAGCAAATCCGCCCAGTAGTAGGTCTCTTGGACTCGTGTTGCCAGTCATATATAGAGCAATCGCTGCTCCTAGAAAATGACGTCCATAACTTGCTAGTGCTGCTAGAATTTTCTCTTGCATTGTAACCTTTCCATCTTCATTAAGATCTTCTTTAGCTTTTGCCATTTTTGATCCTCCTTATTTCTAGGCGGGTTGCCCAGGAATTTTGGGTTTTACCCCAATTCTATAATTGTACCACTATGCGCTAATATCTACCAATTCGCAATTTCCATCAGAGCTACATGCAAGCGTTGCATTTGTAGAAGTACCATCTTCTAGCTCGTAGAAAGATAAATCTTCCCATCTAATGCTTTTAGGCATCTTTGATACCAGATCTTCATATTCTTCTTTTGAAACCTCTTGGTATGGAGCTTGCTTGTAAGAGTGATCAGAGTATGGAAGAAAAGAAATTCCAGAAAGATCGTCAAAGTTTTTATATACCCAGGAACCCACTTCCATCCACTCTTCGTCTTTTACAGATACTGTAATTGATGGCTTATGATCGCACCAAGCCTTTTGGTATATCATCCAAAGCTCAAGGTGCTCTATGGCTGTAAGGTCTTTTCTAAGTGTCGCACCTTCTGGTGCCTTTACAGGAAAAGAAAAAACATAAGTTTCGGTTGGCTTCATAACATCGTCTTCTACTGGTATTCCAATCTCTTTAAGAAAAATTGAAATTGGATCTCCCTTTGAGCCACGAACTGTTCTTATGTAATATTCTGAGTGCCAAGGATGCATGCCAGAAGAAACTCCAGTAAGCTGTGAAACTGTTCCAGAAGGCTTTACACATGTAACAGAGGCAGAAGGATTTATGCCAATATTTAATGCCTCTTTTTTATTTGCTTCGTTAGCTCTGATCTTTAGTCTTTGTAGAGCATGTTCTAAGCGAAGGTGATCATCTTCTTTAATGTGATCTAAATTTTCGCAATTTCCAGGACATGCGTACCTACATGTATAACCTTCTTTTTTATGGGCTTGATATTTTCCAGAAAAATAAGAATTTCCAAACTGACCAGTTAAAGATACGCCAAGGAGTCTTTCTTCTTCTGTATTTTTTCTCCAAACATCTCTTATGTACTTAAAGTTTGTTAGTGTAGATTGCCATGTACCAAGTATTGAAGCAAGCTCTACTTTTCTAGAAACAGACTCTTCATCATCATTTTCACGAATAACAACTTCTGACAAGTTACAGAACTGATTTGGTCTTAATATGATTTCTGAGCAGGGATTAGTTCCATAGTGTATCTCTGGGTCTCTCCCGCTCAATGCAGCTTGTTTTTGTGCTGCTGCAACATTATAGATTCCTCGCTCTCCAGATTTTGAATCGTATAGCGATTTCCATTCAGAAATAAACTGCTCCATATCTGGCTTTCTAGAATATGCTACAGAATTATTTGAAAGAGCACGTTGTGGATTGTGTTCCCACCAGTTTCCAGATTTTGCTTGAGCCATTTCTATATCGTTTATATTAGAAAGAGAAATCATAGCTGATCTGCGAACTCCTCCAACAACAACAACCTCGCCAATCTTACACATTATGTCGTGGGCTTCAATTGGCTTAAGTTGTCTTCCTGCAGCAGTTTTAAACTTTGCAATAGTAAAATCAAACAGGTTTACAAGAGGTTGTGGGCCAGATGATCTTCCGCCCATGGTTTTAAGTCTTGCTCCTGCTGGTCTAACTTTTGTAACATCAAATGATGGTATTTTTCCGTCCCAAAGATTTTTTAGAAGCATCTTGTAGGCTGTTGCCCATCCTGTTTTAGAATCCTCTACAACAATAACATCAGAAACTTTTTCTAAAGTTTGTGGGACTGAAGGCAGCTTATTAATGTATTTGTATTCTACTGAAAATCCAACTCCAGATCCACACATTAGAATATACATGGTTTCGTCAAACGCTCTTGGGTGATCAACTGGTAAATATGAACAGTTATACCCAGCAACATTATCTCTTTCTAGGGCGGGACCAGAAGTCATCACAGCTCTCATAGAAGGCATTACATTTCTTTTATATACAGCATCTTTAAGATTTGAAAGAAGGATTTTATCTGGAGTATAGTCAAAATTTTCTTTTAGGTTATTCAGCATAAAAGAAAAATATCTGTCTACGGTTTCTTTCCATGTTTCTCTTCTATTTAGATCGGGTATCCATCTGGCATATCTAGAAATAGCTATGAAATTTTCGTATGGGTTTTCTATCAAAGCACTGTTTGCATTTGGCTCAAGTAATACCATTGGCTTCTCATCAAAGTAATCTGAGGATTGTTTAAAGTTTTGAATTTTTGTCATTTTGTCTCTTTTCCGCCCAACGGCACATAATTTTTAGTAAGAGTCTTATTCTACCAAAGTTCTTTATAGAAGGGAAGCGTTTAATATAAAATAAGAAAAACTAGCTCTTTATTAGTTAACTACAATATACAAATTGCTATTTTTAGGTTGACATATAACAATAAGTAATGGTATTCTTATAGTTCGTTATCTCTATTGGAGGAAATGCCTATGGAGAATATAAAAGAAAAACTTAGCGATGTCTTACATCACTATGTTGCAATAGCAGTAGCTGTACTGTTTTTATTTACTGGTCAACCAGAAATAATGCAATCAGCATCTGCACTGGTTGTAAAACCAGATGTAAAAACCGAAGCACAACTTAACAAGGAAAAACTGAAGCAATTCAGTAATACTGTGTGGAAACCATCCGAGTCTTTAACAGACAAAGAATTGGTTGAACTTCTCGAAGCTGTAGGCTTTGAGGGTAGCGCCCTTAAAATGGCGTGGGCCGTAGCTAAAAAGGAGTCTAATGGACGCCCAATGGCTTATAACGGTAACAGTAAGACTGGAGACAGCTCTTACGGAATTTTTCAAATCAACATGTTGGGAAACCTAGGTGATGATCGTAAAGAAAAATTCAAACTGGATAGTAACTACTCGTTATTCGATCCAGCAATCAACGCAGAGATAACGTATTATATGACCAATGGCGGTCAAGATTGGTCGTCATGGAAAGGTTTAACTCCTCGAACAAAAGAGTGGTTAGGCAAGTTTCCATCTAAAAAGGAGTAAGGAGTTAATATCAAGATACAAATAGTGTCTGAATATTTAGCTCTGTCAAGGGAAGGCCTTGTGTCAGAGATGATTTGTCCATTAGACCAAGGTCTTCTCTTTTCCAACCAAGACGAAAAAGAAGAAATCTTTGTATACTGTCTTTCTTGCCAATATAAAAATTATATTGGAAGTGCTGTTTATTCAAAAATGCTGGAGGGTGTAAAGAATGCCGCTAAATAACGAATTTGATGAAGCTTTAAGAGCTAAAGTTGCTAGAAATATTCCATGCATGCATATGCCTGGCTTGCTTCTTGCAGAAAAAGCTCTTATTGTAGTTAAAGAATATGCTGAAGAAGCTAAATCTAGAGGTTTAACAACTATTGATGAATTGCTTGAAGACATGAAAGTAAAAAATGGACAAGCCGAGTAATAATTTAGAAGATAACTTGCCTATGGTCAACTATATAATGCTTCATAGAATATATGACGTATTATGTCTAATAGCTAAAAATACAGGGGCTAGCAATGAGATTGAAAAAATGGTAAAATATCATGAAGATGGTTTTTTGCTGGGACCTTCCCCAGCATTTAGAGCGGAAGATGAAAAGAATGAATAAAGATAAAGATTCAGTAGTAGAACTTATGGTTGCAGTATATGAATCAGTAAATACAAAAATGGCATTAATGTCTGGAATGACTGAAGAAGAAGTAGAATCAAAAACAAATGAGGCGCGTCCAGCTATGGTTTACTTTATGTCTGAAATATACAATAAGCTTGATGAAAATGACATACTAGCTCAACAATAAATAAAATAAGTGATATAATTAGTTTATGTCACCTAAACATTTTGGCAAAGTAATGAACACTCCATACTTTAGAATGGATCAACAAGTTTTGTCACTTTGTAAATGTTTTGAGTGCAGGATAGAAAATTTTTTTATTAGATTTTTTAATATAAAGAAAATAAAAATAAAATTACGTAAGTCGAGATAAAACTCCTTACGTATGCACGTAAGTGCTTAACCCCAATCGGATCCGCCTCTGATTGGGGTTTTTATTTTAGTCATATCTTACAGAAGCTTGTGTACAAACATTGAGACTATTATTCTGTCTCCATTATAAAATTTATTTACGGCATGAGAATACTCTTCTGTTCCAGGGTGGCAAACTAGTGTTCCAGCTTTAGGCTTAATGGATATATCTTTATTTACATATACAACTTCTCCGCCTTCAAAGTCATCGTTAATAAATATAA